CGGTATTGTAATAAGGCTTCTATACCTCGTTCACATTTTTCTTCGTCAAACCAACATTTATTAATCATAGAACGTGAAGCTTGTATCCCATCATCAACACTTAATTTTGGTGCTATTTCTATATTTCTTACGCCTAAATTATCTAAAGTTTCTAAACGGCTTTTGCCAGTTCCTAACTCTTTAACCTTTACGTCGTGCGGCAAAATATGACTTTCGTAATGATAGCCTTTTTCATGCAAAACTTTTGCATAATGGTCTAAACCGACACCAGAGTTTTCATAATAATCAATAAGATGTATTTCTTGACCTACAAACTGCGCAAACCAAATAGCAGTGCTGTCGCCTATACCTAAGTCGAAACTTGTTATTACAGAGCTTGCAGGGTCATAAGGTACAGAGGTAATTCTATTTTCTGTTTTAGCTGTTTTCATTTCTTGCGCATAGTAAGCACCTTGTATAGCCGCCTCGAAACTACACAAAAATTCTTGGGCAAACCTATCTTCGCCCATAGTAGATTTTGCTTCTTCTAATTCTTCTTTGTCAAGTATTTCTGTTTCGTCTGCTTTATACATCGCGCAGAACCATTTATCGTTGTTTTGTGCGTTGTTATAAATTTCCCAAAATTCATTTTTACCTTTGGGCGTTCCTATAAATGTAGCTTTACCCTGCCTATCTGACAAAGATGGCCTTATTACAGTTGGCCAAGCGTTTGCGGGAAAGTCCGCAGGCTCGTCTAGTACAACGCTATCAAAATATAAACCACGCATTGCGTCATAATTATCTGCTCCAAACAGTCTAAATCTAGCCCCATTAGGAAAGTCGGCACGAAGCTCAGAAGTATTGTAAGCAACACCTTCAACGTCTTGTGTATATTCTAACAGGTAGTCCCACGCTATTGCTTTGGCTTGGCGGTAGTATGGCGCGATGTAAGCAACCCTGACATTCTTGCGGTCTGTGGTTAATGCAGTTTTAATTAAATCGTTTATAGCCGCAACTGTTTTGCCAAACCTACGATGGGCAACAATTACAGCAAATCTTTCTTGGCGTTTGTGAAAACTTTTTACTAGCTTTCGGGGGCGGTAGTTAATCGTCCTCGTCGTCATCGTCCAACCACTTATAAGCTATAACGTGTTCGCCTGTGTCGCCTGCGCCTTCGATGCGTTGCGTTTCTTTCCACCCTGCCCTAGTTTTTAAATAAAATATTTGTGCGCCTAAGTCACCTGTTCTTGCTTTTTGTATTAAATTTTGCGCTACAAATCCAACAGCCCTTGCTTTTCCCTTTTTATATAGTGCAGAAACCTCTTCATCCCTTTCTAATATGTCAAAGAAAACACGCCTGCTTATACTAAAATAATCAGCTATTTGTTCTGTTGTTAAAACTGCCGCCAATGTTTCAACTTCACGCTTTTGTTCGTCCGTTAAAACTATTTTTGGTCTACCGCCTAAATTTTTTTTATCTTCCATCTGGACATTCTTTACGTTTTATTATATTATAGTTTACAAGCATTAAAGGAATTATTATGGATATTACATTTACAAACCCGCACGAACAGTTTTGCTACGAAACCGCTATAAAGTTTTCGGCTATTAGAGGTTACGGTGCTAAACGTACTAGGCAAGAGTTTACTAGCGCAGAAGATGCTAAGGCTTATGCTAAAACCTTTGGCGATAACAAAACAATGATTTATGCTATTAACGACCTTGGCAACTTTGCCCATATTTTTAACGCATAATTTATTCATCATCGAAACCCGATAAGTCTATTTCTACTTCGCCACATTTTTCGGCGGCTAATCGGGGGTCGCCTTTTACAAATACTAACACGTTTTGATGTGTTTTACCTAGCTTTCTAGAAACTGAGAAACCTTTACCCGCTCTAAGAGGAAGGCTTCCGACCATAGTTACTAATATGGCTTCGTTATAAAATTTTAAACCACTATCCAAAAAAGCATTTATAGTTTCGCCTACAAAATTATAATAATAACCTTTTTTGTCTCTAACTTCGCCAACTACAAAACAAGCGAAAGCGTCATTATTTAATAAACTACAACTTTTTTCTATTATTTTTTTATAATTAATTAAAAAGCTATTGTAATCCATGTTAGATAAATCGTTTTTATCATCACTATAAACTTCTAAATCTACATAAGGGGGACAGCTAAAAATTAAGTCGGCTTTTACATCTTTAAAAGTTTTATCAATATTTATACTATCACCGATTTCCCAAATAGGTAAAAAGTTTTCGCAAATTAATTCAGATTGCTTTCTATTACTTTCTACCTGTTCAGACCGAAGTTCATGACCAAAATAATTTTTTTCTAATTTACTGGCAATTATACCCCTTACACTACCACCCGCAAAAGGGTCAACAATATTGCCGTTTTTAGGACAAAACCACCTATAAACTAACTCGCAAAGAACTGGGTCAAAAACACTAGTGTTACTAATTTTCATACCCGCCATTTCAGCTATATTATTATTAAAGGTTAATTCTTCAGCACGACCTTCTTCTGATTCTATTCCTAATTCTATCCATTTTTTCTTTCTATCTTGCCACCAACCGTCACGACTATTTAACACACTAAATGGCGGTGCTAAAAATTTATTGGTTAAATTACCCGCCCTATTTATTTCTTCTTCTTTTTCATCGAAAAGGTTACCAAGTTCATCTAATGAAAAACCTGTTAATTCTAAATTAAAATTTAAATCAGTAAGTTCGTTAAATTCTACTTTAAGAAGTTCTTCATCCCAACCCGCATTTAGTGCTAATTTATTATCAGCTATAACGTATGCTTTTTTTTGGGCTTCCGTCCAATCATCGGCTTGAATACAAGGTACTTCTTTTAAATTTAATTTTTTAGCCGCTAAAAGTCTGCCATGACCCGCTATTATTTCATTTTGAGCATCGACTAAAATAGGGTTTGTAAAACCCCATTCTTTAATGCTTGCCGCTATTTGAGTAATTTGCTCATCGCTATGGGTGCGACTATTTCTAGCATATGGTATAAGCGTTTCTATGTTTCTTCGCTCTACCTTATCAGCAGGCCAAGACCGTCCATCATCCATGGGTGCGCCCTTTCTGTTAATTTGCATTATACTGAAAAAAGTCCCCCGCGCAAGGCAGGGGAAAGTTGGCGAGGTATTGAGTCCGTAAAAAAGCAGTATAAAGCGGAACAATGTCGAACAGGGAGGAGTTCGAAACCTCGCTACCTGTGTAACATAATCTAATCATTTTTCATACGTTTCAAGTATTCTTTGTATGGCTCTAGTTGTTTTTCTGCAACAAGGCCAACCCTAACCATCTGTTCAGCAAGTGAACCAAAAACATAATTTTCGCCTACTGGCTCACCATTATTTATTCTATCTGCGTTAATTTTAAGTTCGTTAGGTTGATATTTTTCAGGCGACAGTTCCCTAAATTCAGGCCGTTTTGGTGCTATTGCTTTTGCTGATTTGCTAATTTCTTTTGCAGTTGGCCAAGTCCTAGTTTCTAAATTAGAAAGTATATTTTGCTCAAAGTCTTGAAACCATTCAATATAATTTTTGCTTGGTGCTAATTTTATAATTTGATTGCATAGAAACTCAGCTTCGCTTTTCATGTTTTCATCGTTATTTTGCACCGCTCTAGGAGCATTTAACCGCCCCAACATTTTTAACGTTTTTTCTTTTAGTTCATTATTTCGCATTTAACATCTCGCTTAAAACTGTTTTTTGTAAATCTAAATTATTATTTGGCTGTTCATATTCATCATACCAACGCTCTTGATTTAACCATGTACTGGCGTGAGGTAAAAATTGTTTCTTTGTATCTTTATGAACATCAATAAAAACATCTAATTTTTCCATAAGTTCTTCAAAACTAATTTTCATTATTGCTCTTGGAAATGCCTTTTGTGCGGGTGCTTTTGCTGTTTTTCTAGGATACTTATCCCAAAACTTATTAAACTGTTCTACAACCACATCAATAGAACGTACTAATATAATAGGTTCATTGGATGGTTCTTTGGATGGTTTGGGTGAACCTTGTGCAGGGGTAGGACTGAATGTCATGCCGTGGTAGGGGTGAACGTCATTCAGGGGTGGTCTAGTTGAAGGTAATTGGCTAACTATTTGTAAATTAATTTGATAATCTATCGTGTAACCGTGGCGGCACTCTTTTTGCCCTGTTACCTTTAAAACACCCATTGCCAACATTTCTTTTATATGCTGACGAACAGCGCGGCTAGACATTTCTAAATCTGCCGCCATGTTGCCTTTACTCACCCAAATACCGCTTCCATCGTCACTGGCCTTATCTGCCATATACATTAAAATTGCTTTTTTTGTGGGTGAACCTATTAATTTTGTTTGAATTACGTTTGAAACTAGGTTACTCATTGTTTTAGGTTACTCCTTGTAATCTATTAGTATTGCAAAATACTTCTTCTTTATTGCTTATAACCCTCAGAGTTGTGAAATCCTCTGGGGGTTTAATTATGTTGAAACCCATGTAACGGAATCTTCTTGTAAGTAATCAGAAATTCTTTCTACCGTTGAAAATTTAGGGTCAGTTTCATTATTTATTATCTGATATAAAACAGGTCTTGATACGTTAGCATTTTTTGCCACCTTTGTTAAGTTCCTATCTCTTAGTTTATGTCTTATTTCATCTAAACTTAATATTACTTTATTATCCATTTTAACCTCTTTTGTTTACATTTAATTATTTTAAGCTTTACATTAGAAAAAAAGTAAAGTAAAGTGGTTTTAGCAAAAAGGAGAAATATTATGACAAAACTAAGACCACCACCCGTTGCAGTTAAACACGCTATAACTGAAGCTGTTTGGGAATATACACAAAAGATAGATGAAAAAGCCAACACTGCAAAGCACGAGCATTTTCCTACTGGTTGGCATAAGGTTGTAGAGGCGGCTATAGATAAAGCCTACGACAATTATGAAAGTAGCGAAATGGGTAACATAGAAATAGAATTAGAAAGGTTAACCAATGCCTTTAAGTAACAAAGAAAAGGAGACTATTTGGAAAGTATTTAAAACTTTAAGAAGTACAACAAACCAAATTTCTGATTGCCAAGATTTATGGATGTCGGATGTAAGGGATATAGAAACCGCTTTTTGGGCTTTATATCATGAATTTAAATTTATTAGAAATAATTGTGAGAAAGAAAACAAATGACAAAGATACCAGAACGATTAATTGATTTAATTAAAACAGTTGGCTTAACAGAAGGTAAAGCCACTTGGAGTTGCCACGGTACACCAGTGGTATTACACAAAGCATTAGAAAAAATAGCTATACATGAAAATATAGTTTTTGATGCACCTAATATTATTGAAAGTAATATAAAAGAAAAACACGTTGCTATTTGTGTTACTGGACATAAAGGCGATACAACAGCTTGGTCAATAGGCGAGGCCGCACCTTACAACACAACAAATAAATATCCCTACGCTATGGCAGAAAAAAGAGCCAAAGACAGAGTAATATTAAAGTTGCTTGAGTTAAGTGGTGATGTTTACAGCGAAGAAGAAGCTGACGAGTTTAAAAATCAAAAGCCTAATAATAGCGAACCAAATTTAAGTATCGACCAAGCAGAACGCATAGATGCAATGTTAGAGTTTTACGAAGATTGCAACCTAGAACGTTTTTTAGCCGCAGAAAAGAAATATGAAAAAGTGCTTAACATGGTTGGTATAGGCGAAGATGAATACGCCAAAATTGTTGAAGCGCACGACAAAAGAAAAGCGGAGTTGTACTCATGAAAAATATAACCGCAGTAGGATACTTGACTAAAGATTGCGAAGTTGTTGAAA